AACAGTTGTACCATTCCATTGTGCTGAAGTTATAGAGCCGCCATAGTCAAAAGTGTTAGTTGACCAAGATACATTTGAAGGAGTTTGAAAGTGTGAATCCCATGTACCTGCGGCAGTTGTATTGTTCAATAATTCTAAGATCATATAACCCCCACTTCCAACTGCCTTAACCAATGTACCAGAATTATTATTCACATTTATATTGCCACTTGATTGGTTATTATTAAATGAAAAAATAGTTCCATTAGTTAGTGTTGTAGCATTTGGCAATTGATATGTTTGACTACCAGAGCCAGTAGTTACTAAATGTACGGGAGTTGAATCTACGGTCAAAATAACTGTAGTACCTGCGGCAATCATTGAAGTAAATCCATTGAAATAAGCATTAGCAGTTACATTTTTTTCCCCCATGTTAAGGTTAGATGTTGCTCCTGTATATGGTACACCATCTGTTATTCTTAAATATTTGTTAGATAAAGTAGCGCTATCTACCAATAGTGTACCCGAATTGGTAATAGTACCTCCGCTTAAACCATAGCCCGTAGCTACACTGGTTACAGTACCGCTTCCGCCCGTTGGTATTGCTTGTGTTTGTAATTCGCCAGTACTTGTAGTTATTACCATACGATTACCTGTACCAACTAAATCTCGTAATAAAGTCTTACCGGTTACATCTAACGAGTAAGCAGTATTAGGTGTTAGATTGTTAATTCCAAAAGTTTGACTATTTGCAGGTACAAAAAAAACATTACCAATATAAGATCCTGTAGATGTATTATATGAATTTAAAATAAAATCATTATCACCTTGACCTAATATAAATTGATTAATATTATCGTGCTGAAATCTAATGTTATTAGTAGATCCTATTGCAGAATTAAGTTTTATAATATTATCGCCTAATCCTGTAGTATTAATTGTAATTATGCCTGTCCCATCGTCTTGTATTGTACTATTTCCTAAAGTTGATGTACTTGTAAATTTAGGTATACGGTTAATTGTTCCACTAATACTTCCTCCACCACTTGCATTTCCTCTAATTAATAAATCGTTTGATGTGCTACCTTTAAAAATTCTTATTGTAGAATCATTTATCTTAGTTACATCATTTACAAATTTATTTGTTGTATCAATCTTTCTCAAATATGAATTAAGCATATTAGAAGTATCACTAATATTTAATTTTAAGTTTATTCTATTACTTAATGATGCGGTATCAGTTTTTCTCAGATATTTACTAAGCATTGTAGAAGTATCACTAATATTTAATTTTAAGTTTATTCTATTACTTAGTGATGCGGTATCTATTTCTCTAAGATATTTGCTTAGCATAGATGTTGTATCATTTATTCTTAAATATTTTGCAGATAAAGTTGATGAATCAATAATAATAGTACCAGTAATTGAAATAGGTCCACCTGTTAAACCATATCCAGTAGCAATATTAGTTACTGTACCATTTCCACCACTTGAACCTCTGGGTAGTTCAATATCGGTTGAATTATTACCTTTAAAAATTCTAATAGTTGAATCATTAACTTTAGTTACATTATTTACCCATTTATTTGTAGTATCAATCTTTCTTAAATATGGACTTAACATTGCAGTTGTATCAGTTCTTCTTAAATATTTACTAAGCATTGCAGTAGTATCAATCTTTCTTAGGTATGGTAATAACATTGCAGTAGTATCAATCTTTCTTAAGTATGGCAATAACATAGCAGTAGTATCTATTTCTCTTAGATATTTACTTAGCATCGCAGCAGTATCTGATTTTCTTAGATACTTACCACTTAATGTAGCAGAGTCAACTATTAATATTCCAGTTGATGTAATTGGTCCTCCAGTTAATCCATAACCGGTAGCAACTGATATAACTGTTCCTGATCCACTTGAACCACGAGGCAACAATATGTCTGTTGCAGTTGATCCTTTAAATACTGTAATGGTGCTATCGTTCTTCTTAGTTACGTTATTTACAAATCTATTTGTAGTGTCTATTTTTCTGAGATATTTACTAAGCATAGTTGTCGTATCTGCAATATTTAACTTAAGATTTATTCTATTGCTCAAACTTGCAGTATCAATCTTTCTCAAATACTTGCTTAACATCGCCGTTGTATCTATCTTCCGTAAATATGGTAACAACATTGCAGAAGTATCTGTCTTTCTAAGATATTTACTCAGCATAGTTGCAGTATCACTAATATTTACTTTTAAATTAATTCTATTACTTAATGATGTAGTATCAGTCTTAGGCCATGAATTGATTGATCTCACAACATGATTTGCATTATATCCTAATGGTTTAAATGAAGATGTATCCGCAGTTGAAGTTGTTGTACTATCTGTGTCTAAATAAAGGTATTTTGCTCCTATATAAACTATTTCACTATCAAGATAAATCTCTCCTCTACCAAAAGCATTAATGTCTATAGTTTTTTGACCGTAAATATTAAAATTATGTTTGCCGTAAATTATAACATCTTTAGTTAATACTCCTCCTAATGAAATGGAATCTGTACCACTAAGACCATTATATCCAATTGATCCTCCTGATCCTGCAATCGTATTCCATCCATTCGCATTTGTCCAAGTATATAGCAAGTTATTACAAGTATCCATTGCAATAGCACCCTCTTTTGCAATTGAATTTCGTGTAGTAGGTATTCCACAGAATGAAGGAATATGTAGAGTAGAATCGACTTTTAATCGTTTCATCTGGTATCCTGCTGCAGTCATTGGTGTATATTGTTGTGCAAATACATTACTAACGCAAAATGTAAGTAAGATTATTATTATTATTTTTTTCATATTATATATCTCCTGTTGTTATTGTTATTGGTCCAGTTCCCTTAAAATTTGCAGTAAAAGTAACCATATTATCAAATGAAGATGTTTCATTTATTGACTCTAAAATAATATAACCACTTTTATTCAAATAATGTGTAGCACTAATATCTTGTTCATACCATCTACAAGCAAGTTGAGTACCTGCTATCAAATATCCATATAAATTCTCTACCGTTACATCATCAGTAGTACCATTAACTAATAATGTTAAACCTTCAATAGTTCCACTCCATTGTATAGCACCTGAAACATTGGTTCTGAATCTGCCTGAACCTTTTATTGAGGTTTCTATTATATCATTAGATATATCAAATGTTATACTTCTTGCACATGCTACGGTAAATCCATCATCAGTAAGCAATAATAAAACATCTTCTCCTCTTACTTTAGCCATTATTAACTTTTTTCGTATAAATAATTAAACTCATAAAATTTACTATTACAAAATATATAAAAATAATCAAAACCACTTGGATTTAAATCAGGATCTGATCCGCCAATAATTGTTGGAAAATAAATCCATTGATATAATGTCAAATTACAACTACCATTTTTGTAATCTATAGTCATTTTACCTGGTACATATCTTGAATGATAAGGATCATTTGCAGGAATAAATACTGCAAATGGTGTTAATACATTCTCTGCATTTATTAAATTTAAGTAATTTCCTTCAAACTTTGTCTTTGCAAAATAATTAGAAAATAATGCTTCTTGTGTCATTCCATTACCTAAATTACTAAAAGTAAATCCTAAAGGTGTAGATGGATATTTCCAAATTGTACACCTATTTCTAATGTATCCAATATATGTTTGCAACATTAATGTACCATTAATTGAAGTACTTGGTGAATTATCAATGTATATCTCTTTATCAATATTATTCTTTAAATTGTTTAATTGATAATCTTCATGGGTATGTCCAATTATTTTAATTATTCCATTAATATTATTATAAACATTAAAACTTAAATTTTTATAATGTGTTTCATAATTTGTATTATTTGAAGATGCTGAAGTTAAAAAAGGAAATACTATTCCATTATATGGCAATGATTTTGATTTTACTTTTACTGTATGCCATCCATTTGCATTATCTCCAGATAAAATTTGAAATACTATGCCATAAGGAGTTCCTGAAAAAGTAGTTATCCAATTACCATCAGTTGAAATCCATTTAGTAGGTATTATTCCATCCTGTAAAGCAATTTCAAAAACATTTGTAACTATACCAGGTTCACTATTTTCAGTTTTATAATCAAAAGACCATTCTAAAACATCCCCTTCACTTAATTCAATTCCTTCATACATTATAGCTCTGGTAGTATCGTATGGTTGTCCTTTTATAACAATATACCTATCTATTTCTGTGCCATAAGATTCAGATGTTATATCATTATCAAAAACAACTCTAATTAATTTTGTTACAGTAGGAGAAGGATGATCCACCCATGGTATCCAATAAAACAAATCATATTCTTTTATTATATTAGTTCCTGAATTATATTCTGAAATAAGCGGACCTAATTCTTGCAAATTATTATTTTTCATTAAAGACTCAGGATGAATATAATTAAATGTTTCCTTAACGTATTGAAATGGTCGTACAATTGATTTTAATACTCCAGTTTCCATATCATTACCACTTAAAAAAGTAAATGGTACAATATTTTTAGTTACTCCTGATGTATTAAAATCATAATCATAACCAAATCCTGACCATGTAGCACCAGATAAAGTTAAATAATTATACATTTCATCAAATCTTACAATATACCATGCTCCATGTGCTTGAAATAAGGATGCATTGAATCTACTTAATATCTGTTCTAATATATCATAACAACTTAGCCACGAGTCATTTCTTTTGAAAGTATTTATCAATAAAAATGTATCTAAAACAAGTTCATTTGTAGTTCCACCATTAGGACATAATGTTGACATTACATTTGTATTTAAATCTAAATTAGTAGAACGCAAACAAAGTCTTAGAATTTGTGCAAGAGAAAAATAATTAACTAAATCAACTGGAGCAGTATAAGTTAAATCAAATGTTATTGTACCTGAAAATGGAACAACAATTCCTATGTTTATTAAATATCCAAGAATTGAGCCACTATATGAGATATTATAACAAATAAAATTATAAGTATTTGTTCCATCAAATAAACTAAAAGTATCTCCATTTTTCAAAACTCCTATTCGAGGATCTAATGTTTGTATCGTATTATTGGCAACAGGAAATAAATTGGTTATTGAAATTGCTGATATAACTGTAGGTCCGCCAATATTAACTGCTGCTTGATCTAAGGTTATATCTTTTAAAATTCCTAAATTATCAGTAAATGTTAAACTTATTTCATGGTTAAAATCAACATACAATTCAGCACAATCATCTTGAAGTAAATATCCGACAAATAATATCTCATCAGTTTGTCCTCTTTTTACAATTGCCTTAAAAGTATTATCTTCTTCTGAATAAAAATCTTGTAATGATAATCCATTGGAATCAGTTATAATATTAACCTTTAAAGTACAACCTCTAATAGGAGCTTTAGGATCATCTTCTTGCCATTCTTGAATAATTGGATTACCAGATAATACTATGTCAATTGGAGTACCTGTAAAGTCCTTCTTTTCTATTTGCAACTTAACTGTCATTAATGGCAGAAAAGAATCAAACTCGTTAGAATATATTACTGAATAACTCATTAAGTTGTGCGGCCATAAGTTTGACCATACTTTTTATTGCTGAAAAATATATCTTGACCTCTAAGCATTCCAAATACTTCTATTTGTCCGCCTACACCACCCATCATTTGAGATGTTTGTGCTGCAGGAATAACCTGTGATCCACGAGGTAAATTAATTAACTCTGGACCTCTCTCTCCAACCAATGCCATTCCACCTGGTGCATTACGAGTACCAACTGCAAATGCACTTCTTGAAGTTAAATTCTTTAATGCTGCTGATAATGCAACTAATGCAATACCAACACCAATAGCTGCAAAAGGATTAGCTAATAATTGCGAAATTGCTTGTTGAGCAATAACTGCTAAAAATCCTATTTTAATTAATTGCTCTCCTAAAGATTGTACTCCTGATGCTAATAATTCAAAAACACCTTTAAATACATCACCAAAATTACCTCCACTTATTGCAGCTCCTAATGCTTCACCAAATTTTATTGCAATATTTGCAGCAGCATCTGTTAAGAATCCAGTTGCAGCACTATCTATTTGTTTACTATAATCTTCCCATGCTTTTTTAATTTCAGCAGCAGATGTTGTTAAATCAGCTCTTACATTTTGTACAAATTCTGGAGGTACAATACTTCCTTGAATTGCTTTAAAATCTGCTTGAATTTCAATGGGTACTTTTATAGGTTTTATATTTTGAGCAATTTTTGGAATTGGTATTTCATTTGTTTGTGGTTTAAAATCCCATGGCAACATAATTGCCTTTGCTGCATTTTCAAGATTACTTTTTAATTTTAATAATAACTGATCATATTTTAAATCTTGTAACCTTGCCTCTAAATTAACATATACTGTATCTTTATTTGATACATTAAATTTCTCAATTATTGTACCTAAAATATTTTCAAACTCTTTTATTTTATCCTTATTGATATCAAATTGTGGAGTTCCTAATGAAAATCCTACAGATTGAACAGATACTAACTTTTTCTCAAATTGTGCTATTGCTTGTGCGAGTGTTTCCGTTCCTTTAGCTGCTTTATTTAAATCATCTGAAGGCAATTTAATTCCTTTAGATACTTCAGATAAGTTATTAGTTAATTCTTGGATATTTTTTTGAGTAAAATCAATTTCTTTATTTTGCTGGTCACTATATCCAGTTTCTATTTTTCTTAATTCTGCTTCTGCTTGTTGAATTTTTAAATAAACTCCAGGTTGGTCACCTAATGATTTTAAATATTTAATTTGACTTTTTAATAAATCAGTTTGTACTGTATTTGCAAGATTCTTTTGCTTTTTTTCATTCCCAGTTAAAGTTGTTCCTTGTAATTCTAATAATTTAGTAATCTCTTTATCTAACTTAGCCTGTAAAACTTTGGCAGTAACGATAGTTTTTAAACTTTCCAAATATAATTTGTAAGAAGAAGTTAAACCTACTACTTGATCACCTTCTAACTTTAATTGATTAAAAACTTCTGGATTAATTTTCTGAAGTTCTTTTATTGCTTCTATTTTTCTTTTTCTTGTTTCAGTTTCATTCTCTAATACTGCTATCAATGAAGTAACATTAGATGTTTCTGAACCAACTGAAGATTCAATAGATCTTAATGATTTAGCGGTTTCATCTGTAGCATCCTTAGCCTCTTTGCTCTTTCGAGTCCATGCACTAAATCCAATTTGAGCAAATGTAATGGCAGTTGTTACCGCTGCAAATGCAAGTGATAACCCAGCAGGACCAGCTAATGATGCTCCTAAATTAGATAATAAAGATTTCCCTGTTGCTGCTGCTTCTTTACGAGCTGATGCTAATGAATCAATAAAAGGTGTAATGTTGTTAGCAATACCTATGAATCCATACGCAGAATCACTTACTATTCTACCTAAATTGGTAACTGCATAAGCAGCACTATTAGTTTGACCTGCAACTTTTTTAAGTCCTGAATCTGCTGCACCTAATGAACTCTTTAAATCGCCAATTTTATTCTTTAAAATACCAATACTATTCTGCAATTTTATTATATCCTGAGTATTAGTTGCATTTCTTAACTCCGAAGTAAATGCTTTTAAATCATTTTCTGCAAGTTGCAACTGTGCAGATATTAATCGTGTATCTACTGATATTGGCACATTTACAGGAGGAATATTACTCAATTTTGCCTCTGCATCATTAACACCAGTCACTAATGGAGTAGTATCAGCATCAACCGGAATTATTACAGGATTAGATTTTATTGAATTAATATCATTCTGAACTGTGTTAATCTGTGTAGTATCTGCAACTACTACTAACTCAACTGGAGTAGTTTTTATGGCATTTATATCAGTCTGAACAACATTAATAGCAGTAGTATCTGCAACTACTACAACTTCAACTGGAGTAGTGTGTATTGAGTCTATCTGATTCTGAACAGTATTTAAATTAGTAGTATCCGCATTGACAACTAAATCTACTGCTTTCGATTGTATTGAATTAATCTCAGTTTGTACGTTATTCAGTTCTGTTGTGTCAGCATTTACTACAACTTCAACTGCTTTTGATTGTATTGAATTAATTTCAGTTTGTACGTTATTTAAATCCGTTGTATCTGCATTAACTACAACCTCAACTGCTTTTGATTGTATTGAATTAATTTCAGTTTGTACGTTATTCAGTTCCGTTGTATCTGCATTTACTACAACTTCAACTGGAGTAGTATGTATTGAATCTATTTGATTTTGAACGGTATTTAAATTAGTAGTATCAGCATTGACAACCAAATCTACTGCTTTTGATTGTATTGAATTAATCTCTGATTGGACATTATTTAATTCAGTTACATCAGCATTTACAACCAATTCTACCGCCTTAGATTGTATCTTATTGATATCAGACTGGACTTTGTTTAATTCTGTTGTATCAGCATTTACAATTAAATCTACCGCTTTAGATTGAATCTTATTAATATCCGTTTGAACAGTATCTAAATCTGTAGTATTTGTATTTACAACTAATTCAATTGCCTTTGATTGAATATTATTAATATCAGATTGAACAACATTAAGTTCTTTATCATTTGCATTAACAACAACTTCAACTATCTTAGATTGTATTTTATTAATATCTGATTGTACTGTATTTAACTCAGTTGTATCAGTATTGACAATTAATTCTACTGCTTTAGATTTTATCTTATTTATGTCTGACTGAACGGTATTTAACTCAGTAGTATCTGCGTTAACAATTAACTCGACTGCCTTAGATTGAATCTTGTTGATATCAGTCTGAACAGTATTTAATTCTGTAGTATCAGCATTAACAATAACTTCAATTGCTTTAGATTGTATTTTATTAATATCTGATTGTACTGTATTTAATTCAGTTGTATCAGCATTGACAAATATTTCTAATTGCTTAGATTTTATTGAATCAATCTCTGTTTTTGCCTTTTCAACCTGCTTTGTATCAGCTATAATAGTCAACTCAATTTGTCTTGCTTTTATTGAAGCAATCAAATTTTTTGTTTCGCTAATCTTCTTATTTAATGAATTGAAATTTGTATTATCACCAGTCTTAGATAACTGATCCTGAAAAGACTTTAAATCATTTTCTGCCTTCTTTAATTGTATTTCTAACTGGCTGATATCCGCTTCAACAACTATCTGTAATTTATCTGCCATTTTATTTTATCTTCAAGTTATGCCTCTGCAATATTGCATCATATCTATCTTTAGTCATTGGTTCAATTTCTTTCTTATTGTCTTTATCATCTAACATTGGCCAAAATCTTTCTATAGATCCTATTGCCTTACTTCCTGCCATTGATTCTGCAACTCTGAAAGATGCAAACCTCATAATTTTTGTTTGCTCAAACTGTTTCTCTTGATAACCTTCATAAGCAGCATAAAACTCTATAGGCATTGAAGTATAATACTGATAAGCAGTCCAACCAAGTTTACCTAATGCAAATTTTAAATTTTCGTAGGCAATTTCTGCGTTACTTTTTTTTTCTCATCTTCAATTTCCTGTCCTTTTTTAATTAACTTTTTCCAAAGTTGAGATTCAGTCAAAGATTCAGTAATTTTTTTTACAATTGTATCATCTTCCAAATTATCAACCCAATCAGAAACTTCATCAAAAGTATAATCTTCTGGTTCTCCTTTTGCATAAGTAGCAGCATAAAGTCCAGCATATACCATTGAATAAATGAATCCTATGTTAGTTCCTGATTGATTCTTTTCAGCAAGTTTTTCAATTGCTAATTGATTAAATTTAAAAGATCTTAATTTGCCTCCAATTTCAAATTCTAAATAGTTCATTGTGTGTGTGTTTTTTTGTGTGTTAATCTGTGTTTACCGTCCATCCATTTTGTATTAATATTGCTTTATCAAATATTCCATTTCCAGTTGGAGGTGCTGGAGGTGATTGAAATTGTAAATCCAACTGACCAACAGTATTGTAATTAACAACTGTAGCTAAAATATCATTTACTTGACTGCTTGTTAATTTACCATAATTAAAATTTAAAAAAGTAATTGTATTAGAATTTGTTGGAAGTATTATATTATTATTTCCATAATTATAATTTTCTAATCCAATTCCAATACCATTAAAAGTTGAAAAATCAGGAGGATTATTAAATATTCCAATACCAGTATTATTTGTAAATTCTATTGTTACAAAATTTAATAAATTTAAATTATATAAATTATCAATAGAGCAATCATATAATGGATCAATCCAATAAATTGGAACATTTACTGGATTTGTAATATCTATAGTTACTAAATAAGTACCAGGAGCATTATATAGATTAGTTAAATTAAGAACCGAAGAATTAATATGATAATATATATTTCCATCTCCCCAATCAATTGTAGCATCAAATGGAGTGCTTGATAATATTTCCCCTATAACTATATTTCCACTTGCAGGAACATTTAATCTTATTGAAAATAATGGTGGACTTGGTGGTGTAGGATTAATTACACTTATCGTTGGTACACCGTATGGCTGAAGTGTTCCTGTAAATACACCAACTGAATCAAATGCATAAGTGCTACTTAATTCAGATAAATATCCAGTACCTTCTTGAATTTCATCACCTGCCACAGGTGTTTCAGGTGATAATTTCCAACCTACAGTTTGCTCTGCCATTAATAATAATCGCAAATCAGTTCCTGATATCTGTCCTGTAATTGGATCCTGTAAATGTTGTCCTTCAAATGTATAAGATATATCAATTGCACCTGGACTTTTATCAGGTCCACAAGCAGAAGATGCATCTACAGGCTGAACACTCATTGCTTGACCTACAGAAGTAAGACAAACTACTGTGTCGTAGTTTGTCCCACCTGAAGGATCAATAAATAGTAACATTGTGCCGCCATCTACTTTATGTTCAGCCATAGTTTTGTTTTAAAAATATCTTATTGCAACGCAATCACCAGGTATTAATTTATCTAATGCATATTGACCATTAATTGCAGTATTCATATTATAATTTTGAGTAGAAGATAATTCAGTACTTGTTTGATAATATGCTGCAGATAATGGTGTTGGATAATATGCTTGATTTAAGATGACATTATACATTTCATCTACTGATGGCATTACCCAATCAGTATATCCATTAAAATTACCATTGCGACAGGCTAAGGCAGGTAATGAAGGAATACTTGCTATTATTGCAGTAGTATTAGGATCCCCATCACCTATTGCATATCCTGTTGCTCCTGTAACTGTATATGCTATTGCCCATGTATCATAAGATACGGATTGACCACTATTATAAACAACAAATCCATGTAATCCAGTTCCATCAAGATATGCAATATTCCCACCTTGATAAGATTGTCCAAGTACAAGACCTCCACCTCCACCACCATAAACAGTAACAGTCGGAACTCCATATGGCATTATTGCTCCACTAAATACTCCAACTGAATCAAAGGCATAAGTGCTGCTTAATTGAGAAATAAATCCTATGCCTTCTTGAATCTCATCTCCCGCCACAGGTGTTTCGGGTGATAATTTCCATCCAATTGTCTGCTCTGCATTTAAGAGTAATCTCATGTCTGTTCCACTTATTCTAAGACTATTTGGATCTTGCAAATGCTGCCCCTCAAATGAATAAGATATATCAACAGAACCTGGACTCTTATCTGGACCACAAGCAGATGAAGCATCTATAGGCTGAACACTCATACTAACGCCTACGCTTGTAAGACAAACTACCATATCGTAAGTAGTGCCGCCATTGGGATCAATGAAAAGCAGCATATTGCCGCCATCTACTTTATGTTCAGCCATAGTTTATAATTATGCTTGTACAGTAATAACAGGAGTGCCAAATGGCTGAATAGTTCCTGTGAAAGTTCCAACAGAATCAAACGCATAAGTACTGCTCAAATCTGATAAGTAACCTGTACCTGATTCAATCTCATCTCCAGTTACTGGTGTTTCAGGACTAATCTTCCATCCAATTGTAGTTTTTGCCATAAGCAATTGGCGAAGTGATGTTCCTGAAATTCTACCTGTTACAGGATCTTGTAGATGCTGACCTTCAAACGTGTAATTCAGTTCTATTGTACCAGGTGATTTGTCTGGACCACATGCACTTGATGCGTCTACAACTGATACTGATGCTGATTTACCTACAGTCGTTAAACAAACAACTGTATCATAACTTGTTCCTCCTGCAGGATCAACGAATAATAACATCGTACCCCCTGCCACTTTGTGTTCTGCCATTTTAATTTGATTTTAATTTATAAATAAAAACTGTTTAAAAACTAATATTCGACTTATGAATATTTTTCCACCAACTTCGCCGTATCTCTCAGTCCTGTCAGTTTGTACATTCAAATTTAACATTTGTAATCCATATAATGATAAATCTAACACACTTTTTGAATTAGGTTTTATTGCTTCCAATATCTGATTAGTAACTGTGTTTAGATTCTTAGAATTATTATATTTATATTCCCATGAATTAATTGTAATCTGTATTGTAGAAGTCGTGTCTGATGAATTATCTGTAGAATT